CATCGCTAACCGCTTACACCGACCAGGAGCGGTTGCCCCTCATCACCAAGGCGGTATTCTCCGCCCGCACCGCATCTTTGTTCACCAAGCAGGTGGGCATCAAGTCGGCTGCTACCCTCAACCTCATGGACACCGATGCTGCCTTCCAATCAGGAACGGCTTGCGGATGGAATGTCGCAGGTGCCGCTTCGGGTACAACCACATTCACGCAGCGTACCATCACCGTCGCTCCCTTGAAAATTCAAGAGGCTCTTTGCCCTCGCTCCTTGGAACAATACTGGATGCAAACCCAGTTGACGCAAGGCTCTACCTACGACGGAGTTCCTTTTGAGCAGGCTTACGCAGAGCAGAAAGCCCTCCGCATTGCCGAGGCTTTGGAGAACGCAATCTGGTCAGGTTCTACCCTGGTGACTGGTTTGCTGACAATCTTGAACGCTGCATCGGGTTCTACCGTATCGGGCAACACCGCTGCCGTGTCTGCCTCCACTGGTATCACCACGGGCAACGCCATCAGCATTTTTGACAACATCTACAACCGCATCCCGCAGGCCATCTTGACCCGCAATGACCTTGTCATCTTCTGCGGCTGGGACACTTTCCGCACCTTGATTGGAGCGTTCAAGTCAACCGCCAATGTGCTATACAACCAAGTTGACCTGCAAGGGTTGGCCGATGGTGACATCATCTACCCTGGTACTAATGTCCGTGTAGTTGCAGTCCCAGGTTTGCTTGGTTACAACCGCATGGTTTGCAGTTACTTAGGTAATTTTTTCTATGGGACCGATTTGCTTTCCGACGAAGAGCGTTTTGAACTGTTTTGGTCACGCGATAACGACGAAGTACGCTTTCAGTGTGCCCTAAAAATTGGAGTGAACATAGCGTATCCAGACCTCGTTGTTGACTGGAGATTGGCCTAAGTGTAAGGGGGGCGGGTAACTGCCCCCCGCTTTTTATTCTTGCAACTCACAAAATAAATATACACTATGTCTTGTTCCTTAACTACGGGCTACGCCCTCGGATGCCGCAACTCGGTTGGCGGTATCAAAACTGTCTTTGTCAAAGCCTTCGTCCCAAGTGGCTCGGTTTCAACGAACCTAAGCGGCCAGGTCACGGGCTTCATCCCGACCTCTACATCGGGGTCTTGGTTTGAGTACGACCTCACAAAGGCGACCTCAAGCATGACCGAAACCATCACCGCATCAAGCGAAAATGGGACCATCTTCTACGCCCCTGAAGTAACATTTACCATCAACAAATTGCAGACCACCGTCCGCAACGAACTGCTCCTGCTCGCAAGGGCAAGGGTCTATGTCATCGTGCAGGACAACAACGACCAATACTGGTTCCTTGGGGCTGCAAACGGGTTGGAGATGACCGCTGGAACGGCGGGAACTGGGACTGCATTCGGTGACCGTAGCGGCTACGAAATCACGCTTTCGGGCATGGAGCCGAACTCTATGCTGAACATCGCTACCACGGTATTTGCAGTTAGCACGGCGCAAATAGCGGGCGGGTAACTATCTTTGACCTGCGGGTTCTCATACGCCCGCAATGGTTTAGTGGTCTGGGCCATCTCGCAAGGGGTGGCCCTTTTTTTTGTACCTTTGGGCATGAGAATTTGCATCGTTTACAACGCTCACCCAACGGGGTGTTCTTTCTACCGCTTGGAGATGCCAAACGCCTACCTTGGCGACAACTACACGGAGTTCGATTATGTCTGCGTGGACAACATCGCCAATGTCAAGGATGAAGACCTAAAGACGGTCGATGTGTGGCTTTTCAATCGTCTTTGGTGTCAAGGTACCTTGGAGCAAATTCGTAAGGTTTACGAGGCTCTGACGGCCTTTGGGGCGAAGGTAATCTTGGACCTTGATGACTACTGGGTGCTGGAATCGGGCCACATCATGTATCGGCACTATTTGTCCACCAAACTTGACGAGCAAATCCGAGAACACATCCGCTTGGCCGACCATGTGACCACGACCACGGAACACTTGGCGCAGAAGATTCGCCTGCTGAACAAGGCCGTTACCATCCTGCCGAATGAGCCGTACGAAGCATATCAGCAGTACCTCCCTGACACAACGGCCGAACCCGAACCGCACCTGTTCAAGATTGGCTGGTTCGGAGGGGCGCAGCATCAGGAGGACATTGCACTCGTGGAGCATTCGTTTTCCCTGCTGGCCCATGACCGTTCCCTTGACGGCCGTTACAAAATCTACCTTGGCGGGTGGAACGATGGGAACGCCGTTTACGATGACTACGAGCGGATGCTATCGTGCAGGGGGTTAAACAAGAACTACGGACGCATCCAAGCGGCGGACATCTACTCCTATGTGGGCGGCTACAACTTCATCAACGCCACTATCGCCCCGCTCCGAGATACCAAGTTCAACCGCCTCAAATCGGAGTTGAAAGTCGTTGAAGCAGGCTGGATGGGCAAGGCGATAATCGCATCCGAAACCATCCCCTACACCGACATAATCACGCACGGCCACAACGGGTTGCTCATACCCTACGGCAAGAAAGACGCTTGGTATAAGGCGGTGAGGAAGTTTGTGAACGAACCCGACTACGCCAAGGGGCTTGCCATGCAGTTGTCCAAGGATGTAAGGGAGCGCTTTGACATCAGCAAGACCGCCGAGCGGAGGGCCGAACTCTACCGAAGCATCGGGCGCAAATTGTGAAATTCGGGCGCATCCTACATTTAAGGATAGCGTGATTTACCTATCTCCCAATTCTACCAACACCATCGTCGTCACTTGGACGCAGCGGGCCTCATCGGGGGACCGTTACATCCTGCGGCTGACCAACATCGCCAAGAACGCCACGACCGACTTCACCCTGCTGAAATCGGCCAACCTTTCTTCCTACACCAACCGCTATGACAAGTTTTCCATCGTTGTCGGCTCTCTTGAAACGGGGTCGTATAAGTATGAGGTTTACGATACCAGTAGCACGGTTGGTGCAGCCGTTGCGGTGGTTGAAACGGGCTTGGCGTATGTACAAGTAGTATCGCTGACCTTCAACACCTTCGCCAATTCCATCCAGTACACCGTCTTCGGGGCATCCGATGAACGAGTGTTTGATTCCACCTTTGACCAATCCTTCGCATGAGCGTACAAACGAGAACCCAGTTGCAGACGAGTGCCGCAACCATCACCAACGAAACCGCCGCAGGAGCGAACACCGCCGCCCGTGTGGGTGGCCTCTTTGACGACCTCGCAGATACCGCTACCCTTGACCGAGAGCGGGGCGTTGCGAACCTGTACCTGGACGAATCCAAGAACTTCACCCCGACCCAAGGGAGTGCAGTCAAGTTGACAACCCCGCTGAAATCGGGACTGCTGACGACCTACAACTTTACCCGCACAACCACCGCCATCACCTACACAGGGACGACGAGTGCGGCATTGCGGGTATCGGCAAGCATGGTGTTCTCGCAGGGGAACGGCAACCAAATAATCATCTACATCGCCAAGAACGGGACCATCATTCCGCAGTCAATGACTGACATCACCACGGCTCACGCAAACGGCCATGCGGTCACGCTTGAAGCCGTTCTGCAAGGGGCAGTCAATGACGAGTTCACCATCTACATCAACGCCGTGAACGATGGCGGTGCTATCACGATTTCGGCCCTATCCTTTACCGTACACACGCTATGAGTATAAAGCAATCGTTCACCCAATGGCTTGGGATTGAACACAAAGTCCCCGTGATGCTCGAAAACAAGGCGGGCAAATACATCACCTACGGAGCGTTCAACGAGTACCCCTACTACCTGCTGGACAACTACCGCAGGAGCAGCAAGCACAACGCTATTGTCAATGGCAAGGTTAACTACATCGTGGGCGGTGGATGGCAACCAGGCGAAAAGATGACCGTGGAGCAGCAGGCCCGCTACGCCAAGTTTTTTGACGGGTTGAGCGAGCATGATGACTTGAATGACATCACCGAAAAACTCGTCCTCGACCTGGAACTATTCAACGGGTTTGCCGTTGCGGTGACTTGGAACAAGATGGGAACCATTGCGAAAATGGAACACATCCCCTTTGAAAAGATTCGTGTGGACAAGGACGAGCGGATGTTCCAAGTGGCCGATTGGTACGACGATGCGATGATCCAACTCTATCCCAAAATCGGGGATGTCGAAAAGATTCCCGCCTTTGATGCTGACAACCGAATCGGTAAGCAGTTGTTCTATTACAGGGTGTACGCAGCAGGCGTGAAGTCCTATCCGCTCCCCGAATACATGGGTGGCTTGGCGTGGATTGAAGCCGATGTGCAGGTGGCAAACTTTCACAACAACAACCTGCGCAACAACTTTTGGGGCGGGTATTTAATCAACTTCAACAACGGAATCCCAACGCCCGAAGAGCAGGGCGACATTGAACGCCAAATCAAGCGCAAGTTTTCGGGGACCGACAATGCGGGCCGCTTCGTGGTCACCTTCAACGACGATGTCAGCAAAGCCCCGACGCTTGAACCGCTCACACCGAGCGACATGGACAAGCAGTTCGAGATTCTCAATAAGGCCATCCAGTCGGAAATCTTCATCAGCCACCGTGTCGTCAACCCCATGCTATTCGGAGTGAAGACCGAGGGCCAACTGGGAGGCAGGCAGGAACTGGTTGAGGCGTACGAACTATTCAAAGCGACCTATGTCAATGACCGTGTCCGTAAAGTGGAGCGAATGATCAACTATCTTGGATCCTTCAACGGCGTGGAAGGGATGGAACTTATTCCCGTGGAACCCATCACCGAGCGTCTATCCGAAGCCGCCCTGCTGACCATTATGACCCCCGAAGAATTACGGGAAAAAGCGGGCCTCCCTGCATTGGAAAAACAACCTGCCGATGTGGTGGGACCCAATCCCCAACCCGACGAGCAACCGCAAACCCCCGCCATGATGGGGAACGACAATATCAAGAAATTGTCGGGCCGTGAGTACCAAAACCTCATGCGGATAGTTCGGCATTACGCCCAAGAAAAAATCACGCTTGAAATGGCCCGCACCATGCTATCCGCTGGTTTCGGGTTAACCCCCGAAGAAGTGAACACCCTATTGGGCGTGCAGGAGCAGGCGTTTTCCGAGCCTATGTGGGGCGAAGAGGACACCGAGGACTACGGATGGGGGGACGAGGAATTTAAGGTCTTGGAGGTGGTCGCAAGCAAGTTTGGGAGCAGCAGCGACGACTATGTGGTCATGCACTCCAAGCCAATGCGCTTTGATGCCGACTTAGACGACCAAGTCCGTCAAGCCTTCGCTGAACTTGGAGAGGAGGAGAAAGAACTGGACGAGAAAATCGAAAAGTACCGCAAGAAGAACCGTGAAGCCTCCGTGGAAGAAATGGCCAAGGAGTTCGGGGTCAGCAAGGCCAAGGTCGCCAAGCGGGTCGCTTACTTGATTACGAAAGACCGTTACCCCATCGCAAGAGCGGTGGACCAAATCGCCAAGGAAGGAGCCAAGCCAACGGATGAACCCGTGCTGGAAGTACGCTACAAATATTCTTGGGCCGCAGGTTTCAGCAACAAGGATAAGAAGACCAGTCGTGAGTTCTGCAAGGTGATGCTGGACTTGGCTGACCAAGGCAAGGTCTATACCCGTGACGACATCAACGGCATCTCCAACATCATGGGCTATAGCGTATGGAATCGCAGAGGCGGGTGGTACCATACCGCTAGCGGAGTGAACCGCCCCCAATGCCGCCATGTATGGGAGCAGCAAATTGTAATCCGCAAAGGCAACAAAATCACGAAAGCATGAAGGCACTCTTTATCAGCGAACAAACCCTGCTGGACAACTCCGTAATCAACGAGAATGTTTCCTTTACGCAGATTCGGCCCACCATCGTGAAGGTCCAAGAGATGCGGATTCAGCCTATCGTTGGGTCTGCTCTTTATAGCGAAATGGTGACGCAGGTGGTGAGCGGTACGACCACGGCATTGAACACCACGCTATTGGAGGACTACATCCAACCCGCCATGGTGCAATGGCTCTACTACGAACTCCCGATGGTCTTGGCGTTCAAGTACATGAACAAAGGAATGGTCCGCAGAACCAGCGAGGAAAGTTCCCAAATGTCCATGGACGAGATTACCCGCCTCACCGACAAAGTGAAGAATGATGCGGAGTGGTACTCCGAAAGGATTACCCGCTACCTCATGGAGCAGAAGGCCAACTATCCGCTCTTCAACTCCCCGCCATCGGCCTTGGATACTATTTACCCCAACGGCACCAATTACAACACGGGGATGGCCTTGGATGCCCGCACCCTGCGCCGTGGTGCTGGACTTGACCGCCCTTGGCCCTACGACCCTTACTGCAATAACTGCTGAACATGGGAGCGCACTCAAAAAATATTCTGAAATTACAGGCTTATGTCATGGATAAAAATCAAGCAAGCACTCCTTGCGCTTGCAAATGCTCACCCGCAAGTAAACTCCTTCGGGACGGGCGACCCTCTTGCAATCGGGACCGACAACACCATCAACCTTCGCACCCCAAGCCGTGAGCGAATCGTCTATCCTTTGGTATTTGCGGATGTTCAGTCAGCGAGTACGGATTTGGGTAGCCTTAACCTTACTGTGGGTGTCTATTTCAGCGACCGAGTGGAATCCATTGCCACGATGGGTGGCGTGGTTTCGGGCAGTCCGACGCTGGGTTGGCAGGACAACGAAGACGAGGTTTTGAGCGACCAACTGCAAATCGCACAGGACTTCATTTCAGCCCTTACAAACGACCCAACGCAAGAGTGGACGCTAAGTACCTCCGTGTCGCTTACTCGCTTTGTAGAGAGCCGTGACGACCGCACAGCGGGATGGGTGGCTACGATGTCATTCCAACTGCCCTACTCACACTCCGTTTGTGAAATTCCTTCCTAAGATACATTTACCCTAAAGCAGAAATATGCCAACTCCAATCTTACAACAAATGCTCGGTCAGGGCGGTTCCATGCGATTCGTGGACGCTGCGGTATCGGGCCAAAACTTTGACTTCATCGTGGTGAATGCCGCCGCTACCTTTACGACCCTCACGGGTACAGGTGGCGAAGACCTGCTAACCGCTTACGCTTTGAGCGGCAAGTCCGTGTCCGCTGGGATAGTTATTTCAGGCAGGAACGGCGGGAAGATTACGGCCGTCACTCCAAGCGTCGGTAGCGTCATCGGATATACATTCCTGTAAGCGATGTTTATAGGCTACGGCTACGGCTACCCTCGTTCAATGCAGTTTGGCAGCAACCCTGCCTTGACCGCTTGGACTGCCTTCAACGACAGGGCTACGACCGACGGTGCAGCAGCGGCAGAAGCCGCCGTCAGCGGTTGCCTGCAAGCCCGATTCGCTTTGATATTCAACTTTTAATATGCCCACGCCTTCACTATTGATAGTCCCCGCCCGATTCAAGACGGGGCGGTTATACTCGCAAATTCCAACCAACACGGACAACCGAGGGGACTTCACCGTTACCCGCAACACGACTGCAACGAGGTTCACATCTGCGGGGTTGTTGGAATCCGTTGCATCGGGAATCCCCCGCTTGGACTACTACACCAGCGGTGGAACGGCGGGATGTCCTGCGCTACTTGTGGAGCCTGCAGCGACGAATGGAATCCTCAACTCTGCTGACACAAGAACCAATTGGACGCTTGGCGGAAGCCTTACGAGCGGGGCCATTGATATTATCGGGGTATCGGGTAACAACATAACCGTTGCCGCAAGTGGAAGTGGAATTGCCTTTGCTTCTGGGCGATACACCCGTGGTGGAAATGGCGTCGCTCTTGCAAGTGGAAGCACCTACACCATTAGTTTTTTCTTGAAACAAACAGGAACACACACGATT